ATGGCCAGCACGCAGTCCGCGGCGAACAGGCCGCAGTCATGCGAGCCCCACTTGAACGGCTTGTCGCGCGCCTCTTCCAGCGCGGCGGCGAGGCGGGAGGGCCAGTCTTCGCGGCGGGTCAGCATCAGCGGCCCCATGTGATCTGCGCATCCTGCAGGCTTGCCACGTAATCGAACCCGAGGTCGCCCGGGAAGTCGATCGCCTGATCCTCGGGCGTATACCGGCGCTCGCGGGCGCGCTCAAGGTCGATCAGCTCGCTCTCGTAGCTGATCGAGATCGTGGCCGTTTCGGGACCATCCTCGATCGCCGGAACGTCAAGGCGGCCCTCGAACTGGAGGATCGGATCGGCCACGATGCTGCCGCCGGAGAAGAACGCGAGGTAGACCCGGCCGATGCGGCCCGAGCGCGCATCGCCAAGCGCGGCGGACAGGAGGTCCGACGGCACGCCGGAGAGCGAGACCGTCATCCCCGAGGCGCGGACCTCGGCGGTCTCGTCGATGCCGCTGATGCCCAGCAGATTGCCGGTGCCGGTCCAGGTCTTGCTGTCCCAGGACAGGGTGCCGATGCCGGACCAGAGCCGGACCCATCCCGATGCGAACTCGCCCTCGAACAGGATGCCGACTTCGACGGAGGCGGCCTGCAGCTGCGTGATGACGCTGGCGGTGAGGTCGCGCGCCATTAGATCGCCTCGACCGCGCCGAAGGCGATGGAGTAGCGGAGGCCAGCGCCCTGAAGGCTCCAGCCGCTTTGATTGCCAGCGAGCCGGAAAAGGCCCCTGGCGTTCGATGTGGTGACGACCGCGTTGTCGGCGGGGCTCTCGCGCAGGCGCGGCCAGATGTCGAGCGTGATCTCGCCGGCGGCCTCGGTGGCGTCGACCAGGATCTTGTAGAGCCGGTCGCCGACCTGCAGGTAGTCGCCCGCCTTGACGGTGGCGCCGGCAGAGAAGCCGTCAACGAGCAGCGTCTCGCCGGTCTGCGAGCCGCCCTTGACCAGTGGCGTTCCGGCCCAGGTTCCGCGCGGCGTGGCGCCGCCCGGGTCGCCCAGCCGGAACGTGCCCCAGGCGCCGCGGAGCGAGGTCAGCGCAGCGATCCATTCCTCGGCCGCCGGACGTTCCATTTCGGCGATCGTAACGTCCGCCTCCCACCGCGCGCCCTGATGGCGGACGAGCTGCTGCTGCAGCGTGAACGGCGAGGTCGAGACGCCCACGACGTTGCTCGCGCGGAACTCGACGGCCGCATAGCCGCCGGAGGTCGGGAGCGCGATCGGATACGAGATCGGCATCGGTCAGGTCCCCATCGCAGCGGCGAAGCTGCCGCCGCGCATTCGCGCATCGGCGACAGCGTCGACGGTCTGGCGCTTGATCGCTGGCATGAGCGCGGCGATCTCGGCGCGGACGGTCTGCGCGACGCCGACGCTGATGTTGATGGTCTGGTTGACCACGGTGCCGCCCGTCTGGCCGTTCGGGATGATGCGGCCGGAGCTGCCCGGCATGAACAATTCCGGCCCCTGCTCGCCGACCAGATAGGCCGTGCCGCCGCTCACCGGCCCACCCATCGCGCGCGGGCCGCCGAACGGGACCGAGGTCGAGCCGCCCGGGCCGCGAATGTCGCCTGGGCCTGCGAGCAGGCCGCTAATGAGGCCGCCGATGCCCGAGATGGCCGACGTGGCGAGCCCGGCCAGTGGCGTGGTCACGGTCTGCCGGACGATGATGCGCGCGATGTCCTGCGCGATGCCGCCGAGGACGCCGCGCAGCTTCTCGCCGCGCACGATGGCGTCCTCGAATGCGGATTGGAACGTCAGCCCGAGGTCGCGGGCGACGCTGTCCGCCTCGCGGGTTGCGCGGATCTGAACCTCGGTGACCTGGACGGTCTGCTCGGTCGCGCGGCGATAGGCGGCGTCGGAGGCAAGCCTCAACTCGGCTCGCCGCTCTTCGCTCATTATGCCCTGCTCGACTGCCTTGTTCAGAAGCGTCTGCTGATCGAACCACCGCCTAGTCGCGGCGGCTGCCGGATCGAGAACATTGACCAGCGAATCGACGTCGCTCATGAACCGCTTTCGGTTCTCCTCAGCCTGCCGAGCATCGTCATCGTCTTGCCGCCTGCGCTCGCGCATCTTTTCGAGCAGCGCATCCAGTTGCCAGCCCTGCTCGCGCTCTTCCTGCGTTCTGTCCGCGGCCGCCTTCCTCAGTGCGTCGTAGATCGGGATCTGCTCGCGAAGCGCCTTGATCTGCGCTTCGAGGATCGCCGGGCGTCCCGCGTCGACCATAGCGCCAGCGCCGAACGGATCATCCCGGCCGCCAATGCCCTGCTGCGCAAGCGCGGCGCGGATCGCCTCGGCCTCGCGAAGCTGCCCCTCAAGCTCTGCGAGGCGTCGACGCGCGCGGTCTCCAGGATCGCCGGCCGCGCGCTGCTCGGCCTCTTCGTTGAACTTCTTGATGGCGTCCGTCAGCGTCTCGATCTCGCTCTTTGTCGCCTTCGCCGCATCCCGCGCCGCCCACATCTGATAGGCCACGCCGCCGATAGCCAGCGCCGCGCCGGCGACCGCGCCGAACATGCCGAACATGCCCAGCATTTGAGAGCCCTGCTGGACGAACGCCGTCACCGCGGAGCCGCCCGCGGCGACCTGCGAGGCAAAGTCTCCGATCTGGTAACCGGCTTGCTGCGCGACCGCGCCGAAGTTGCGGCCCTGCGTTGCGGCTGCGGCCGTTGCCGCGCCGAGCGCGGCCGTGGCAGACGCAGCGCCGAGGTATTTGGTCTGCGCGAGCGAGATCAGTTCCGCGCCGCGGTCCTGCGTGATCCGGCCACGCTCGACCGCCGCGTTGACCCGATCGACGGCGGTCTCGTAGCGCCGTTGCGCGGCGAAGCCCTTGTCGAGCGAGGCCTCGAGGCGGTCGATGCTGGATTGGGTGGAGACAAGGCTCCTGCCGACGCGCGCCTGCGACTGCTCGACCTGCTCGCCGCTGCGGGCCATGCCCTCATTCGCCCGATCGATCTCGGCGGCGCCGCGCGTGTACTCGCTCGCATCGAGGCCCGCGCGGAGGATCGACTCTTTCGGTGCATTGATCATTTCCGGCTGCCCTCAATCTCGCCGCGCACGGCGAAAAACTCGCGGTCGATCCGCATCAGGAGATGAGCCTCGTCCGGCCTCAATTCGGCGCTGGTCAGGCGCGACCATGCGTCGAGATCCGACCACGCCAGCGGCTCGGGGCCGTTGAAGCCGACGCGCCGACCTTGGTGGAGGTCGAGCCATGCGGCCCATAGGTGTTCGCCCCAGGCGGGCAGCGGCGGGCCATCGAGGCCAGCGGGTCGGCGGCCAAGCTGGCGCGCCACGCTTTCGAGGTGGTCGCGCTTTCGGCCACCCTTGCGCGGAAGATCGAGGTCGAGGCGATGGCGCGCGAAAGCGATTAGGTCGCCGTCGCGCGCAGCCAGTTTCCCAGGTCGCCGACGTGCTCCTCGACCTGCCGCCTGATCCACGCGAACGTCTGGTCGGTCATCAGCTCGCGCTTGGCGGCGTCGTCGCACGGCACGTCCATCGCGTCCCCGGCCAGCGAGAACAGGCGCCATCCGGCGATCAGGCAGACGAGCATCTCGACCTGCTCGGCCTCGATGTCGTCGGCGGTGAGGCGCGTGGCGCGCTTCTCCAGGCGCGCGATGGCCGACGTCCTGCGCTGCGCTGCCGCGGCGCGGCTGTCGAGCGACAGGACGTCGATCCACGCGGGCTCGCCGTCGCGAGAGACCAGCGCCGGGCGGCCGATTGTCGGGATCGAGAGGAAGCACCGCGACGGCTTGTCGACCGGCGCGGCGAGACCAGCGAACTTCGACATGCTCAGGCCGCCGTGTCGTGGATGCGGATGGTGGTCGTGTCGCGACCGGCGACCGCGCCGGTGTAGCGCAGCGCCTGAAACGGCAGCGAGATCGTCTGACCATTCGCGCCGCTCAGCGGCATATCCGCGCCGCCGAGCTTGACGCGCGGGAGGTAGATGCAGATGGCGTCGGCGTTCGCCGCCGAGCTGCTGTCCACGCGCACGATCAGCTGAAGCTCGCTCTCGTTGAGGAAGGCGTTGAAGAGGGCGAAATCTTCCACGAACGCCGACACCGTGCCGGTGACATTCGCGCGGCCGAGGAAGATCTCGGGCGCGATGTTCTGGTTGATGACTGCCTGCATCTCGGCTTCGAGATCGAGGGCGATGTCGATGCCGGTGACGATGCCGAGCGGCGACGAGCCAGCGTCCGGCGACAGGATCAGACCGTTGGCCGAAGCGCAGGCCGAGCTCGTCGTCGCGGCGGTCGGCGCGGTGAAGTAGGGAGCGGACCCGGCGGACAGCGACACCGCGTTGCGCCCCATGATCGGGATCTCCACCGTCGAGAGGCCGGTGGCCGGGAGGCTGAGCGAATAGCCGGACACGCGGCATTCGGTGAACAGGCGCGAGAGGTCGAGATCCTCGCGATATTCCTCGATGCCGAATTTCCTCGAGGTGAAGCTGCTGGCCGGAACGATGGTGGTCTTGCCGGGACGCGACAGGTTGAAACTCGTATCCGCCACCGCGTCGGTGGTCGGCGCAGGGCTGACGGTGACGGTGCGATTGCTGGTGCCACCGAAGGCCCGGATCACGAAGTTCCGGTCGTTGTTCGCCGTCGTCGCGAGGTTCGTGAAACGGATGATGTCACCGACGCGCAGACCGCTCGTCACCGGGTCGCCCGCCGTGAACACGAAGGCCGAGGTCGAATTGTCGCTGGTGACGCTGGTGAATTGCGTATTCGACAGCGACAACGCCGACACCGCCGTGTCGCGATGCGCGGCGACCAGGAGTTCGAACTGCGTCCCCGGCGAAAGCTCGCCCGAGATCGAGCCCTCGACGCGCCGCAGCCCGTGGCGGAAGTCCGCGATCTGCCGGTCGCTGCGGATCTCCTCGGACTGATAGCTGTCCTTCACCAGGTTCAGGCTGGACGAGACCCGCCGCAGCACCTGGCCGCCGGACGTGCCGGGGTCGGTCGCGGTGCTCGGCTCACTGTTCGCCGTGATCGACCCGCTGCTGTAGGCCTTGTAGACGATGCGCGACTGTACGCCTTCGGAAATGGGCATGTCGGGTCTCCTTTAGCCCTGGAACCTGTATTGAAACGGGATCGAAGCACCGCGTCCATACCACGCGCCGTTCGATCTAGCGGTATCCGCGATGCCGATGATCGGCCCCACGAAGGTCAGATTGCCGGCGCGTCGCGCGCGAAGCGCCACGACGGCGGCGTTGAGCAGATCGAGGGTGACATCCTCGCCGATGCCGACCTCGGAAAACACGCGCACCGCGACCGCGCCGAACCAGAGCCGTTCATTGGCGAGCGAGCCGCCGCCGAACGCGCGCATTTCCTCGCGGCTGAACTCGGCGTGGAGATGCAGCCAGTTCCGGACATCGCCGGGCGTCGGCGTCTCGGGGTGCGCGTTCTCGTGCCAGATCGATTGATAGATCCCGGCGTAGGGCCAGTTCGCGTCCCAGATGGCCTTGATCTCGGTGCGGATCGTGCTGCGGAGGCTCATGCCCGATACTCGTAGGTCCAGGGCAGCATCGTGCCACGGACGAACCACGCGCCATCCTCGGTCGCGCTATCGAAGATCTCGGTCGAGCCGTCGATGAACGACAGCCCCGCCTCGCGACGCGAGCGGTAGACGCCGACCGCGTCATCGAGCAGATCGAGCGCGGCGTCATCGCCGTAGCCGGTCTCAGCGATCACGCGGATCTCGACCGTCCCGCGCCACTCGCGGTCTGACGCCTCGCGCCCGCCGGCATAGGCGCGAATGTCCTCGCCGTCGAAGTCGATGGCGATGTGCAGCCACGCGCGCGCCTCGCCGGGCTCTGGGACGCTTTCGTTGTCGTTCTGCTGCCAGAGTACCCGGTACGTCGTTCCATGCGGCCAGCGGGCATCCCAGGCGGTTCTGATGGCATCGCGGATGACGCGCAACGTCCCGGGCGGCGCGATGATCTCGATGGCCGGCGGGATGCCGCCGATGGCGATGGCCGCAGCGGCGACCGCGATGGCTTTGCCCGCCGCGATGACCGGAGACGCGGCAGTGAGCGTGATGGTGGCGGTCGGGACCGAGATCGACTTGCCCGCCGCCAGCTGCGGCGCGAGCGCCGCGAGAACCTGAGCCGAGGCGACCGGGACGGCGATGGACTTGCCGGCGCTGACCGTCGGAGCGACCGCCG